CTGTATCATGGGGAACAGCAACTACAGTTTGGGCTAAAGTAGAAAACTTATCAGGTACAGAAAATTCTTTTGGCGACCAGATAGAAGATAGGAGTAATTACCGTTTCACCATAAGATATTATTCATCTTTAACACCTAAATATAGAATCAGCTACAACTCTAAAACATTTAATATCCAACATATTGCATCTTTAATGGAAGGCAAAGAAAGATATCAGGTGATACAAGCTGAAGAAGGAGTAGCAACTTAATGTCAGTTAAAGTAACTATAGAATCTAAGATGAATCAGAAGGTAAGTAAAGCTGTAGACTTGTATGATGAAAACACTACAAGGCATTTAAACAGAGTTGCTAATCATTTAAGAAATCAAATATTAAAAGGTATGCAAGGCACACCAAGAGATGGCAGAACTTATAAAAGAGGAAATAAAACACATACAGCTTCATCTAAGGATAATCCACCAGCGATTGATACTGGAAGATTAGTTAATAGTTTTTTTATAAGACCAGCCACTAGACTTAAAAATACATCTTCTGTAGAAACTAGAGTATCTTACGCAAGTATATTAGAACAAAGTTTTGCTAGAGGTGGTTTACAAAGACCATTTATGGGAAAAGAATCAGACGCATTTAAAAACACCAAACAATATGCTAATACTATTGCTAAAGATATTAAAATAAATAAGGTAAAAATATCATGAGCTTTCATTCTTTTGACTTACAAACAATACTATATTCCACTTTAAATGGTGATAGTACACTAGATGGTATTGTTGGTGATAACAAAATCTTTGATAATGTGCCACAAGATACAGCTTATCCTTATGTTGTTATTGGAAATATCAATGTTGCGAATAGAGGAACAAAGAGTTTAGATGGTAATGAATACTCTGTAGATATAGATGTTTGGAGTCAATACAGAGGTAAAAAAGAAATATCAGACGCTATGGAACGAATATATGAGCTTTTGCATGATACAAGTTATTCTGTATCTGGTGCTGATATGGTAGTTAGTCAAGTCAGGAATACAATCACGCTAACAGAAAATGATGGAATTACTAGACATGGGGTGCTATCCTTATCTGTGATTGTGTACGATAGTTAATTTTTTTAGGAGATAGATATGGCAGTACAAAAAGGAAGTGCGTTGCTTGTCAAGATTGGTAATGCTGCTAGCCCAGAAGTTTTTACAACTGTTGCTGGTCTAAGAGATACATCAATTTCAATCAATGCAGAAACAATAGACGTTACAAATAAAGACTCATCAAGAGTGAGAACATTACTTGCTGACGCTGGAATTAAATCTTTTTCAATTAGTGGCTCTGGCGTATTTACAGACGCAGCTAGTGAGCAGTCAGTATTGACAGCTTTTTCAGCAACAACATTTAGTAATTATCAATTTTTAGTGCCAGACTTCAATACTTTCACAGGTGCGTTTCAAGTTACATCTATGGAATATGCTGGTAGTTATAATGGAGAAGTTACTTACTCAATGAGTTTTGAATCTGCTGGTACAGTAACAATAGCCACAGTTTAATTTAGGAGATTATTATGGGTTGGGAACTAATGCCTATAGAGATAGGCTCTAAAAAATTAGACGCACAAGTTAACATTGGAGAAAACAATGTTGAGCTAGAAATACCTTTTTATAAGGGATTCAAAGATACAGATACAATCAAAATTAACAAGAAATCTTACACAATCTTCTCTGCTGACAATGTTGGAAGTAGAGATGAGATTATTGTTATATTAACCAAAACGGAGATAAACAATGAGCATAAATCGTCTAAAGGCGGAAAAGCTACTACACTTTAATGATAAAGAGTACAAGGCAAGAATGAGCCTTGATACCATTATCAGGATAGAACAGGCTTTAGGTTGTAGCATACTAAAGCTAGGAAATAAATTGGCACAAGCTGATATTACTATGACTGAAATAATATCGGTCATAACTTTAGCATTAAGAGCTGGTGGGAATAACCTACAAGACAAAGAAGTTAAAGTATTAATATCAGAGATTGGGTTGTTAGAAGCTATAAAGATGGCTGGAGAGTTGGTTACTTTAGCATTGAACGTTGATGACGATACTGATGACGAAAAAAAAAGTCCAGTAGAGGAATAGACGAAGAAGCTAAACTACCATACCAAAGATGGCTTGAAGTATGTGTAGGTATGATAGGTATTAATCCAGCAGTATTTTGGGATATGAGCATTACCGAAATAACTCTAGCAATAAAAGGATTTAGTGAGTTCAATGGTGGCAACAAAGATAAACCAATGGATTCAGACGAGTTAAACGAACTAATGGAGCTGTACCCAGATAACTAATGGCAACTGAACTAGATAAACTGGTAGTAAAGATTGAAGCAGACCTTTCTAGTCTAAAGAAAGGAATGGCACAAGCTAATAAAGAAGTACAATCATCTTCAAATAAAATTAAAAAATCCTTACAAGGCATGGGAAGTTCTTTTGCTAAATTAGGTGGCTCTGCTCTTAAATTTGGCTCAGTTCTAGGCGGTGTTTTTGGTACATTAGCTATTAAAAGTGTTGTTGATACTGGTATGCAGATTGAAACACTTGAAGTTAGATTAAAAGCATTATTTGGTTCTGCTGAAGAAGGCTCAAAAGCATTTGAGGAAATGGTAAAATTTGCTGGTAAAGTTCCTTTTACTTTAGGTCAAATCCAACAAGGAGCTGGCTCTTTAGCTGTAGTATCAAAAGACGCAGAACACTTAGCAAAATTAATGGAAATCACAGGTAATGTTGCTTCTGTTACAGGATTAGATTTTAGGTCAACATCTGAACAAATTCAAAGGTCATTATCAACAGGTATTGCTAGTGCTGATTTATTTAGAGAGAAAGGTGTTAAAAATATGCTTGGCTTTGGTAATGCGACCGAAGTAACAGCACAACAAACAGCAGAAGCATTGCAAAGGGTGTTTGGTAAAGGTGGATTGTTTGGTAATGCTACAGATGAAATGGCGAAAACTCTTGGTGGTACTTTATCAATGCTTGGTGATAAATTATTTCAATTTCAAACAGCAATAGCTTCAACTTTTTTTGAAACATTAAAAGACGCTTTTGGAGATTTAAATGAAGCATTAGATAATAACAAAGAGCAAGTAATGAAATTTGGGAAAGATATAGGAACTGCTTTAGCAAATTTAGTAATTGCTATTAAAGAAAATTTTGATGAAATAATGATAGCTTTTAAATTATTAGGTGCTTTTATTGCTGGGTCAATGATTGCTAATATTATAAGTAAAATGAACGCAGTTAGACTAGCCGTTATATCTGCTACTGTTGCTATTGGATTCTTGATTGACGCATTAAAAGATGAAGTAGAAGTATCTAAAGAACAAAGAACAGAAAATGAAAGGTCAATGAACGCTAGAAATGAATATTTAAAACAACAAAAAGAAATAGCAGATGCAGTAAAACAGGCGGTTGTAGACCAAGCAAAATATGATGAAGCACTTAAAAAAACTGCTGAAACATTTAAAAAACAAAACGACATATTTTTAGAAGGTCTTGAAATGCGTAACGAAATGGAGCAACAAGCCAACGAAAAAAGAGTTAAAGAAATAGAAGAAAGTCTTAAATCTACTGAAGAAGAAATGAGTCCATTAATAGAAATATTTGACCAAGCTGGTAAATCAATATCTGATGCTTTTGGTAAAGCTATTGCAAGTGGTCAATCTTTTAGACAATCTATGCTTGATATATTTCAAAGCGTGGTTGCACAAGTCATTTCTTTAATTGTTCAATTAACAGTTATAGAACCAATGCTACAAAGAATTAAAGAAGCGATTGGTGGTTCTAGTGGGCAAAGTCTTGGTTCACAGATTCTGGCTGGAGCTGGTGCAATTTTTGGCTCATTCGGTGGTGAGAGAGCTATGGGCGGAAATGTAAATCCAAATATGCCTTATATGGTAGGAGAACGAGGTGCAGAAATGTTTGTACCTAAATCTGCTGGAACAATAGTGCCAAATAATCAAATGGGTGGTGGTATTACCATAGAGCAAAACTTAAACTTTGCTACAGGTGTATCACAAACAGTTAGAGCGGAAGTTATGAATATGTTACCAGCCATAAGAGAAAATACTTTATCAGCAGTAAGAGATGCCAGATTGCGTGGCGGAACTTTTGCTAAAGACTTTGGAGCTTAAATGGCAGAGCCTACTTATCCATTAACAATGCCAACCACCCCAAACTTTGTAAGAAGTGAATGGGGTATTGCTAAAGCTGTTGCACAAAGTCAAAGTCCATTTACCTTTTCAACTCAAGTGCATGAATTTACTGGTGCAAAATGGTACAGCACAGTAACTTTACCGCCAATGAATAGAACGCAAGCAAATGAATGGTTAGCTTTTTTTATGCAGTTACATGGACAGTTTGGAACATTTTTAATGGGCGACCCAGACGCAAGTGCTGTGCAAGGCACAATATCAAATACGATTGCAGTCAATGGCTCACATGCTGTTGGAGCTTATGATATTACGATAGATGGTGCAGATACATCTGAATCACAACTGTTTAAAAAAGGCGACTATGTACAATTTAATTCTGGAGCAACTAGCAAACTGCATATGATTATTGCTGATGTTGCAAGTGATGGAAGTGGAAATGCTACACTAACCATAGAACCACCGTTATCCGCAACTTTGGCAGATGACGCAACAATATCTTACGCAAGTCCTAAATGCGTTATGAGAATGACAAACAATGAGCTAACCTGGAGTGCGAATCACATTAGTTTATATGGAGTATCTTTCTCATGCGAAGAGGTTTTATAGTCTTTTTATTTTTAATGATGGTTGTTTTAATCTGGGCTTCAATGAATGCTCACGCAGCAGACAGTACAGTTAATTATAAAAATCAACCACCACCATCTGCTATAGCTCCAAGTGTACAAAGTTATTCCCAGATGATTTGTTCTTTCCCTGTTGTAGGTGCTGTATCTACATCTGTGGTTGGAATATCTACAGGAACAACTTTTACTGATTGGAATTGTGAACGCAGAGCATTATCAAATTCTTTAGCAAAGGCTGGATTAAAAGTAGCGTCAATATCTGTTCTGTGTGCTGGGAGCAAAGCTGTTTGGAGTGCTATGTTACATTCAGGAACTCCCTGTAGCATATGGAATGGCAAGAAAGCACTCATAGGTAAAGACGCAATCAAACATTATAAAATGATGGGATATATAAACGATTATGGGCAAATTATACGTTATCCTGACTACTTGGGTACTGATTACAATGTTAGTAATTACAGCGACTCAAACGGTAAGAGCAACGGAAACATCAAATCTCCTAAATAACGGCTCATTTGATAACCAGACTGAAGGCTGGGAATTAGAAGGCAATGTTGATTATGATGGCAATAATTATGGAGATTTAAATAAATCAGTTAGATTTAGTGGAAGTGATGGTGGCTCAATTACGCAATCCATAGTTTTAGATAGCGTGGCAGAAGAAAATAAAGAGGTGGATTCAATCTCTGGCAGCTTAATATCTATTGGTTGTAACAATGAAGGCTCAAGCTGGTGTACCACAACAGGCACAGCATTTAATCTTGACCCTGTAAATATAACCATGACTTTATCAGATGGAACGAACAGCGAAGTCTTAACGTATAATTTTACATCTGATTATAATGATGGTGTAATCACAACCAATTATTCTGTTGATGTAACGAATACATTTGAAACAACTAACACATCTTTAACTGTAAATTTTGCTGGAGCAGATACAGGGAATAAAGCTGGTCAATTTGGTACAATTATCGACAATTTAAGCCTTAGTTTGACACTTTCTGATGTAATCATACCACCAGAGCCAGAAATAGTTGATATAAGCCCTGTAGTAGCTCCTGAAGTTATTGTTAACCCTGTTGTTGATGATATTGTAGCAAATCCTGTTGATATTCAGCCTATAGTAGTTGAGCCTGTAGTTATCGAAACAGTTCAGATTGGTTCATTAGACGCAACATCAATCGTAAATACCATATCAAGTGGAATTATTGACATAAACCCACCAGAAGATATGC